GGCGAAACCGTGAAAGTAGCGCGGTACTGGTTGGAAAAATGATTACGAATAAACTAGGGCTTCCTGAGTCTATCGTCAGGGCAATTCAAAATGATCCTTACACATCTGGTGGTTCCGATATATCCGCAACTGCTTTAATCGACTCACCCAAGATCGTTGCATTAAAAAAGCAACACGCAGGAGAACTGGTCGAGGATGCAGCCGATAGGATATGGAGCCTCATTGGTCAGGCAACTCACACGATCATCGAAAGAGCATCAACGGATTCTGATATTTCTGAACGCAGACTTTTTGCAGAAGTTGATGGTTGGAAACTATCGGGCCAGTTTGATTTGCTATCCGATGCCAGACTAATGGACTTCAAGATCACTTCGGTTTGGACCGTCATTCACGCCAATCAGGAAGGCAAACCGGAATGGGAAAACCAACTCAATGTTCTAGATTGGCTATGCCGAAAAAATGGCTTGTATGTTGAGAAGCTAGAAATTGTGGCAATTCTCAGAGATTGGTCCCAACACAAGGCACATGAGGAAAATTATCCAAGTCACCAAATTGCGGTGATTCCGGTAGCCCGCTGGACCGATGAAGAACAGGAGGTATATATCCGCAAGCGGGTCCAGATGCACAAGGACGCATTGGAAAACCTGCCCGAATGTTCCGCAGAAGAACGGTGGGAAAAGCCCGCAGTATGGGCTGTGAAGAAGAAGAATCGAAAATCCGCCATCCGTCTGTTTCCATCTCCAGATGAAGCGCACGAATACGGAAGAAGATTTGTAGAAGGCTATTTTCTTGAGCATCGTCCGGGCGACGCGGTACGCTGCTCCAAATATTGCTCAGTCGCTAACTTTTGTGATCAATGGAGAAATGTAAATGGATAAGGGTTCACGCTACGACTTGTTGCAGCCAATCGAAAACAAGCAGTCAGGCAAGACTTACTGGAACAAGATTGGAACAATGTTCGATAACGGCGAAGATTTCACGCTGATCTTTAGCGCGATTCCGATGCAGACTTACTCAGACCAATACGGTTTGCAGTTGCGCGCTTTCGCCAAGAAGCCGCTGCCTAAGGATGGTAATGGATTCCAAAACGACTATTCCAAGCAGCAGGCAAAGGGAAATGTTGCCGACCCGAATGATGATATTCCGTGGTAAAAAAGAACCCCCCTTGCGGGGGGCTAACACCATTGGAGGAGGACTCTCAATGAAGAAGGAGAATAACTGAAATGTCAGTAGTTGCAATGGCATGGGCATGGGAACAAGACCTCGATCCAGCCCAGAAGATAATTCTACTCGCAATATCCGATGTAGCGAATGATGACGGTATTGCCTATCCCACAAATCTGGATTTGGCTATGCGCTGCAATATGTCCGAAAGATCGGTCATTACCCATGTTCACGAATTAGTGCATAAGAATTTGCTGATTCAAGAACACCGTGACGGGAAGCCTTCCGTATTCATGGTCCCGATTAAGTCACCCATGAAAAATTTGCAGCCCTTCGAGCAGTTTTGGAATATCTATCCGAAGAAGGTAGGGAAGAAGCCTTGTGCTAGCAAATGGAAATCTTTACGCTTGGATGCACTAGCAAATCGCATCATCCAAGATGTGCAGAACAGACTTCAAAACGATTCAGGGTGGCAAAGAGGCTACGCGCCCAACCCCCTGACCTACTTGAATCAAGCCCGATGGGAGGACGAGATTCAGCAGGTTGTCACGAAGGACGCTGGTTCTATTGCCCGCAAATGGCGAGAACAGCGAGAACGCATCATTGAAGGGAGCGTGCTAGATGGAAAGAAAATGCTCACCCATTAACGAAAGGATCATGGAAGCCTTGTGGTCCAGATTGGGCCACATCTACGGCAACAAATTCTCTGATGAATTCGGCAATTCAATCGAGTTTTGGTTCCGAGCCTTTCAAGAGAAAGGACTCTGCGCCGAGGACATTAAACAAGGACTGGACGCTTGCCTTGATTCAGGCGATCAATTTCCGCCGACATTGCCTAAATTTCTGCGGATGTGCCGACCCGTGCGAGCAGCAGCCCATGTGCCTTTTGAACCCACACCGAGGCTCTCCCTTGAGCATCGAAAGCAAAATCAAGCAAGACTGAGCCACTACATTGGGGAACTCAAGCGAGCTATTAGTCAAAATCCGCAAAATGGAGGCAAGGCAGAAAGCCTTGAGACAAGCCAAATGGGAGCAGATCAAGAAAGAGTGGCCTGATGGCGCAGAATTCCTACAAAGCATGAGTAAAACATTCGGCAAGCCTGAATGGGTCAAAATCAAAATAGGCGATAGAACACTACTATGAATGACGAATTAGAACGCCAGCAACATGAAATTCGAGAAAAGAATAAACAACTAGCCTACGCCAAAGGACGCAGGGTCTTTTTTGAACACTATCGCAAGGTACATAAGGCTCTACTAATGAAGCAATATGAGCCTGAATACTCAACGGCAGCCGCCCAAGAAAGGGAAGCCTACGCCGATCCTGAATATCTCAAGACCCTGAATGAACTTGAGCATTGGACCGCTCAATCTGAACTGTTATCCCTTGAGCGGACCGACTTAGAACATAGATTTGAGGCGTGGAGAACCCGCCAAGCAAACCAACGAGCAGAAAGAGGACGCTATGGAGCCTAAAAAATACACACACGCAGAAGCAGTAGCCATCATCAAGAAATATGGAAGCGATCTAAAGCCGGCAACTGTCTTGTCTAGGCTAAATCGCCAGACGATGACTGAGGAACAAGCTGCGACAACTCCCGTCATGAGCGCAAAAGAAGCCGGTCGCAAGGGCGGCCAATTCTCAAGCTGGCAGCGGAGTTATAAATGAGCTACAACCTCAAGATCCCGAAATACATCATCGCTATTGCAAAAGATCCAGAGCAAAACATTCACGGCTTGACTGCTAAACAGATCGCCGACCGGATATATACCCACAAATGGTCAATGGAGAAAGCCGTATCCACCCCGATGCTGACCAGAAGGGAAGCAGGAAGAAGGGGAGCCAAAAAATCTCCGTGGAGCCGATGGAGTCCCGGCGAATTCACCGCTGCTGACAAGATCAAGCGCGGGGGCAGCAAATGAAACGATTTGACCTGCTTTCCCAACTAGGCTGCTGCATCTGTGGACAACCTCCCCAGATCCACCACTTGACTGGCATCAAGTACCGAGGAATGGGCCAAAAAGCCGATGACTGCTATACGATTCCCCTGTGTATGAATCATCACACCGGAGCCGAAGGGGTCCACACCATTGGAAAAAAGACTTGGGAAGCCAAATACGGCACCCAAGAGGAACTGCTAGAACAGACCGAAACCAAAATTAAGGAATATTGCTCTGCGTGGGACATATCCTGTGACTGTATTACTTGAGGTCCCATTCCCGCCTTCGGTCAACTCCTACTACCGATCTATACGCCGAGGACGCATCTGCCAGTCCATATTGAGCGAAAAGGGTAGGGAGTACGCTCTATCTGTCTTGGAAAAGATCGGCCCTCAGAAGCCGTTACAGGGCCGCCTAGCGGTATCCGTAGAACTGTTCCCTCCCGATAGACGCAAAAGGGACTTAGACAACTACATGAAATCCCTATTAGATGCCCTGACTAAAATTGGAGTCTGGGAGGATGATTCGCAGATCGACCGCTTGACGATTGCTAGGGGTCCGCTACAAAATAAGTGCCTTGTTACTATCGAGGTGCTATATGAATGATGAAGAATTTATACAGGTGAATGTGCGGATTCCCAAAACAGAACTGGAAAAAATAGATCAAAAAGCTAAAGAAGCAGGATTGTCCAGAACCGCATTCATCCGTCTTGCGGCATCTCATACCAAAATCAACATGAAGGTCGTAACCGATGGAAGTCCGTGATCTATCGCTAGACACAATCATCCCCTATGCCCGCAATCCAAGAAAAAATGATGGGGCTGTGGATAAAGTTGCTGCTTCGATCAAAGAATTTGGCTGGCGATCCCCTATTGTGGTGGACGAGGAAATGGTCATTCTCGCCGGCCATACTCGCTACAAGGCCGCAAAGAAGCTAGGACTAACCGAAGCCCCTGTACACATTGCCGAAGGGCTTACAGAGGCTCAAAAGAAGGCATACCGTATTGCTGACAATCGAGTAGCCGAGGAAGCCGAATGGGACGAAGAACTGCTGCGTATTGAGCTTGAGGATTTAGGCGATTTCGCATTGATGACCGCATTTGATATTTCAGAAATCGAACGAGTATTAGACCTGATGCCGGATGTATCAGAGCAAGACTGTCCGGATGATTTCAAAGAAATTGACGAACAATCTATGTCTCACAAATGCCCAAGATGCGGATTCGAGTTTGATGAATAAATACAGAATCCCAACAATCTCCGAGATCAAAGAGATTGCTAAGAAAAGCAAACCTGCATTCGAAGTTGTTAGCCTATTCGCTGGAGGCGGAGGATCGTCAACCGGATACCGCATGGCAGGCGGGAAAGTTTTAGCTATAAATGAATTCATCCCTGAGGCAATCAAGACATATCAAGCGAACTGGCCTGATACAACAATCTTGCCGGGCGATGTTAGGAAGCTAACACCAGAGGCGATACTTGAGGAAATTAAAAAAGAAAAAGGCGCGCTAGACATTCTCGATGGCTCTCCACCTTGTTCTGCTTTTTCTACGGCGGGAAGCCGCGAGAAAGGATGGGGGAAAAAAAAGAAGTATTCAGACTCAACTCAATCAAATGTTGAGGACTTATTCTTTGAATATACTAGGATTCTACGAGGGTTGATGCCTCGCGTATTCGTTGCCGAGAATGTAGCCGGACTCACAAAAGGAACGGCAAAGGGATACCTGAACGAAATCCTAAGAGAACTAAAGTCCTGCGGCTATCAGGTATCCTGTAGGGTTTTAGATGCTAAGTGGTTAGGCGTACCTCAGTCAAGAACACGCTCAATTTTTGTAGGTATTCGCAACGACCTATGGAAGCCAGAATACAAGGGAAGGCTTCACCCAAAGCCATTCGATAAAGTTGTGACCTTAGAGGAAGCGTTTGAAGGCTTACCAATAACGAACAAAGACATAAGAGAAACAGACATAAGCAGATTCGCAGTTTATAAAGAATTAAAGAACCTCCCTGCTGGTGGCCAATCAGAGCGTTATTTTCAACTTGTAAAGGCTCACCCTAAACTACCGTCAGGATGTATAACGGCGAGCGCAGGAAATCTTGGTATTGCCTGCGTTAAGCATTGGGACAATCGAGCATTTACTGTTTCAGAGATCAAACGAATAATGTCTATACCAGATGACTATATCTTGACAGGTACATATCAACAGCAAGTTGAGAGGCTTGGAAGAATGGTTGCTCCATTTATGATGAAGGCTATCGCAGAAAACCTTAAATCACTCGGCATTTTTTCTAATGGATAATATACCTAGCGACTGGACATTCCAGACGAGGCAGGTTGTCGATCAGTTTGACAGGCATGTTAGAGAGCAACTGCCTTGGTACGATCTAGCTACAGGACTTGTTGCTCATATAGTCAGACATTATTTACCAGATGAAGGGCTAGTCTATGACATAGGCGCATCGACTGGAAATATCGAAAAAGCTATTTCGGACATAATAGAAAAGCGAAACGCTAGATTTATTCCTATTGATAACTCAGAGGCTATGAGCGACAAATATTCGGGGAAAAGCAAGCTAGTAATAGCTAATGCAGACGAATACGAGTATGAGCATTTTGATGTTGCGATACTATTTTTAGTGCTTCAATTCTTAGATATTGGCAAAAGGAAAAGCCTGCTTCAAAAGCTGATTGAGAAGGTAAGGCCGGGAGGCGCAGTCATCATATTTGATAAGATGATTGTTGAAGGCGGGTATATCTCAACAGTCCTACGCAGAGCAACGATAGCTGGCAAGGCATCTAGCGGAACACCTGCTGACGAGATAGTTGCGAAGGAATTGAGCTTAGGCGGAATACAAAGACCGCTTCCAGAGAAATTTTTTGACCACCAAGTACCGGGTAATGTCAAAGAGATATTTAGGTTTGGCGAGTTTGCTGGCTTTCTTATCGAAAGGCCACAATAGAATGAGGGGAATATGATGTCACAAGGTGAAGGCGGAGGCCGACCCAAAACAGAACTGACACCAGATCAAGTACGCGAACTGGAAACCCTTGCTGCTGTTCTCAATCAGGCACAAATTGCTGATTATTTAGGCATTCCTGACAGAACTTTGCGCGCAATCATGGAGCGTGATGAAAATGTTTCTGCCGCGTACAAAAGAGGCAGGGCTAAGGCTATTGGTGCGGTTAGTCAATCTCTACTGAAATCTGCGCGCGATGGAAATACGACCGCCCAGATTTTCTACCTGAAAACTCAAGCCGGATGGCGTGAAACCGCAGCCGATCACGCAGAACTGCCACCGCTAACCATCAATGTTGTTGACGCAACCCCAAAGTAGAATCTTCATGGATTCCAGCCGATTTCGAGTTGTCGTGGCTGGTCGAAGATTTGGAAAGACCCATTTGGCTACATGGGAGTTGGCT